AGAAAAGGTTAATTGGAAGCAGCCTGTTGAAGAAATATTAAATCAGTATATAGAACAAAATAAAGAATTATTTAATGATCATGTTACTATGAAATTGGCTATTGAAGGTGCAAGGGAGTTAGGAGTTAGTAGCTGGGAAGTACTTGAAGAAGTTAAGGGATTACCCGGAATAAGTGGGTATGAAAAAAGTCTTTTAGTTTCACAGGTAAATAATTTTATACCTATAACAATTAGCGAAGATAAATTAGTTGAAATTTTTGAAAAAGCTTCATTTGATAATATGGGATTTCTAGAGTTTAAAGTTGAATATTTTAAATTAAGACAGCATTTATTACAGTTGCCTTTAATTGATTTATTATTTATAGATGATATTACAGATGAAGATAAAGAAGCATTAGAAACTTTAAAGGAGGAAGACTTTCAAAAATATAAAGAGAAGAGAGAGGCTAAGTTTACAGGAGGCGAAATTTCAAAAGATTATCCAGTATCAAATGTTATTAAAAATCCTTCCGATAAATTAATTGATAATGAAAATATTTCATATAATGAGAAGGCAAATAATTTAAATAAAACACAAATAGAAATGAAAAGACTTGGTTTTAAAGAAGGTGGTCTAAAAGATAAAGCTTTTCTTTACGGAAGATGGATTCCTATAGATAAAGAAAAACATGCTAGTATTTCAGAGAAAGTATTAAGTGACAGAGAAAGAAAAAGGGAATTAAGACAGGAAAGAATAGAAGAAAGAAATAAACGATTAGAAGAGATTAAAGAGAAAAGGTTAAGTTTTTTAAAACAGAAAAAAGATAAAGAAGAAATAGAAAAAGAAGAAGACATGGAAGATGATACTGTATGGGAGAGTCTTGTTAGACTTCATAATCGACCAAGATAATGTATAACGAATTTTTAGAACATCTTAAATTAAGAGAAGGATGTAGACATGATGTGTATTTAGATACACTTAACAAGCCTACATGTGGTGTCGGACATCTTTTAACTAAAGAAGAGAATGTCAAGTACGAAGTAGGTAATGTAGTATCAGGTTATATAATAGATCAATGGTTGGAACAAGACGCAGAAAGAGCTTGGAATGCTGCAGCTCAACAAATGTTAGATTTAAATATAGATAATCCAGAATTTGTAGTGGCATTAGGCTCAGTAAACTTTCAACTAGGTACAAGATGGATGGATAAATTTCCTTCAGCTTACAAAGCTTTAAAGAATAAAGACTATGATGAGGCAATCAAACAAGTCTCAACAGGGTCTGGTAAAGATGGGCAGTCTAAGTGGAAGGAGCAAACTCCTGTCAGAGTAGAAGATTTTGTAAAAGCAATTCAAGACTTGACAAATTAATTACAGACACTATAATGGTATTGTACACAGAAGAACAATTAGAAAAATGTTACAGACAATACTGTCTACATCAAGTTAGACATGATCTATCATTTATGAAATTAGAAGATTTCAGATTGATGTTTGAAGATTTAATGAAGGTGCAGTAGCTCCTACATTAGGCTCTGCATTAGGTGGACCTATGGGAGGAATGGCAGCTAATATGATAGCAGATGTATTGGGAGTTCCTAATACACCAAAGGCTATTGAGAAAGCTGTACAGAATGCTACACCTGAACAGATGTTACAGCTGAAAAAAGCTGAACAAGACTTTGAGTTAAAGATGAAAGAGCTTGAAGTAGACGTATTTAAATTAGAAGTAGCTGACACACAAGATGCTAGAGGAAGATTCAGTAAAGACTGGACAGCACGTATTATGGGTGTAGCTACATTAGGTGGTTTTCTAGGGTATATCTTTTTAGTTACTCTACAACCACCAGAACAGAACAGCGAAGCTCTAATAAACTTAGTGCTTGGTTATCTAGGTGGATTAGCCTCGGCTGTAATCAGCTTCTATTTTGGAGCTTCACATAAACAGGAGTAATAATGGAAAATTTAATAGGATTTATAATCATTGCTGGTATCGTAGGATATGTTATCTACAGAAAAAAACCAGAGTGGTTTGAGAAGATTTTAGGTCTAATTAAAAGATCTAAATAGAGCCTATTTAAGGCTCGATAATTATTAGATAGAGTTCGATATATCTAGTAGTTAAAAACTCTCTTAGAATGGCTCTATGAGCGTCTAAGAGGTATACATAACTTGCTTAATAATAAGGAGAAAAATTATGGTTATTAAGAATAACTTGGTGGACTTTTATTCACCCTCATTTACATCTATGTTCGTTGGATTTGATAGATTGTTTGACAGTTTATCTAAGGCTACTGAAATATCAGTACCGACATATCCACCTACAAACGTAAGTAGAGATGGAGAAAACTACACTATCGAGATGGCTCTAGCAGGGCTAGACGATAACGACATAGACGTTGAAGTACAGGAAAATACTTTAACAATAATGCACGAATCGTCTGAAACAAAGGAGGAAGGCAAACTCTTTAAAGGAATTGCCCAACGCTCTTTCAGACGACAATTTAAGTTGGCTGATGACATTGAAGTCGTTGGTGCAACCTTGAGGAATGGTCTTCTACGTATTAACTTAACTAGGTTTATTCCAGAAGAGAAGAAGCCTAAACAAATTAAGATTGAAACTTAGATGAAATCAGTTCCCTTATGGCTGGACGATGGTACAATACGCAAGAGGAGATTGAGGAAGATAAAGAGGAGAAGAGATACGGACTTAGCCGTACTCGTAGGCATAGGCTCATTATGCACATTCTTTTTGTTTACCTTATAATTGATATAATTGCAGACTTTACATAGTTTTGAAATCACGATAGAGAAGTGTAGGATTAATGCACCCAAAAAAAGGTAAAGAGAAAACAATTAAAGATATTATTACTAATATGGAAAGCATTCATAATGGTCGTTGGAACTGGTATCAAGATCAAAAGGAAGAAGAACCTAAAAAATCCAGTCATTACGAAGGTTGGTTTTGGGATTCTGATACTAAATCCTTTAAAAGGTGGGAGGACTTAAAGTTTAATGGATAGTGTGATAACATTAATCAATGAGGTTGGTGTTCCAGTAGCAGGACTTTTAGGACTAGGGTGGTTACTTTGGCAATTGCTGTCAAAGATAATGGGAACTATTGAACAGAAGATAGATGCAACTGATGCTTCAATAAATGCTAAACAAGATGCTATGGAAGAAAGAATAACTTCTAAGTTAGACGCACAACATGGGATGATCGTTGCTTTAATAGATAGGATTAGAGCAGTTGATAATCAAACAATCAGGCAGGACATACTTTTAAAAACTTTATTAGGTGTACCAAATCTAATAGAGATAGATAAAGTAGCAAAAGCAGACAGAGATGACCAGAGGAAAGATTAATGGATAGTACTAAATGGATATGGATAATAAGCTTAGTCATGGTACTAAGTATTTTTGCACTTAATATAAACGCAGATGAGATAGTACATAAGTTTAAGAATCCTTCCTTTAGTGGTAACAACACCAGTTCACATTACCTTACCATAGAGAACCAAGAGTTCAATCGTAAGGAAGCATTAAAGGCAGAGATCAAAGCCCTTAAAGAAGCTGCAGAAAGAGAGGAAAATAATACAACGCTTGCAAGGTTCATTAGGAATCTTGAATCTCGTATCTATGCTCAGTTATCTAGACAATTAGTAGAGAACTTGTTTGGTGAAAATCCTAAGACAGAAGGTATATTAGAATTATTAGGAAATATAATTGAGTATTGGGTTGTCGATGGTATGATAACTCTAAAGATTACAGATGAAGATGGGAATGTCACGACTATTACTTTGCCTATTGGCGATTTCACTTTCTAGCTGTGCAGTAAAATATGACGAGTTACTAACAAGAGGTGGTATACCTGTTATTAGTATTCAAACTACTCAGATATTAGAACTACAGTCAGAAGAATTAAAGAACATTGAGCCTCCAATAAGGAGACCTACTATAGCTGTATATCCTAATGGTTTTTCAGACTTAACAGGACAGAGAAAAAGTAACAGTCAGTTTGCATTGTTTAGTACTGCAATATCACAAGCACCTGATGCTTTCTTAATAAGAGCTTTGAAGCATGCAGGAAATGGTGAGTTCTTCCAAGTAGTAGAACGTATTGGTTTAGATAATCTTACGAAAGAAAGACAATTAATAAGAAGTACTAGAGAGAAATTTGAAGAGAACAAAGACCTAAAGCCCTTACTGTTTGCAGGGCTATTGGTCCAAGGTGGTGTCACAGCATATGATACTAACCTTAGAAGTGGTGGACTAGGAGCAAGATACTTAGGTATAGGCAGTAGCAAACAATACAGAGAAGATACTGTCACAGTCTCACTACGTTTAATATCTGTATCAACAGGTGAAGTGTTAATAGAAGTAACAACTGCTAAGACACTTCTATCTGTTGGAGTCTCACAAGATGTTTTTCGTTTCATCGAGATGGGCACAGAGCTTGTTGAAATCGAGGGAGGTGTCGCAGAAAACGAAAGTGCTTCTATAGCTTTGCAAAAGGCAATAGAAGAAGCTGTTTTAAAAATGATTCAAATAGGTTTTGGGAGGAACTATTGGACTTATGAATAAATTTTTAACATTATGTTTAGTATTGTTAGTTGGATCAGTTTACGCTGCAGATAATGAAATATATGTAGATCAATCTGGTGCTACTGCTAATCTTGATTTAGAACAGCTAGGTTCAGGCAACATAATAGGAGGAACGGACTCTACTGCAGGTGATTTAACTGCCTTAGATTTGGATGGAAATACTATGACATTAGATATTAATCAAATAGGAAGTTCTAACAAATTCTTAGGTGATATATTAGCTAATACGTTTACAGGCTTCTTTGAATTTGATGGAGACTCTAACGTATTTAATATTCAAGTTGATCCTACTGATACATATGGTGCAGATAGTGGTAACTTTAATGTAGATGTAACTGGAAGTAGTAATGATTTTACACTTAATGTAGGTACATCTGCAATGGCAAGTACGCTAGACTTAGACTGGATAATTCAAGGTGACAGTAACGAATTTGATTTTGATATAGATTATGATTCAGCCACTAACTACGTTGACGTAGATGGTGATTCTAATACTGTTACGTTTGATGCTGATGGTTATGCTAATGGGTATTTCTATCTAGATCATACAGGCAACGACAGAACATTTAATATACAACAACAGAGTTTATTAGCACGTGATTGGCTCAAGATACTTTCTACTGGTAGCAATGGTACTATTTGTGTCATCCAAAA